ATTGGACTATGACCCGAGGCCGACCACCGAAACCAACCGAGGTCAAACGCGCAACTGGCAATCCTGGTCAGCGCAAACTTCCTGAACTTGCGCAAGTCACGCCATTGCCGATGGCGGTTCGCATTCCTGATGCGCCAGTTGATCTTGGCGAGGAAGGCAAGCGAGTCTGGGAAAGTTGCTGGTCAATGGCAATCACTTGGCTTTCGCCGGACTCAGACTTTCAAGCAATCACTAACGCCGCCCGACTGGCTGACGACCTTCACGCGGCACGAAACAAATTTCATGCAACACTCGACAACGCCGATGGCCGACTTGTTGCGACCTTGTCCAAGTCATTCGCCGATGCTTTAGCCAGCCTCGGCTTTGACCCTGTTTCGCGATCTCGACTAGGGGTAGCAGAAGTGAAACGAGTGAGCGCACTTGACCAACTCATCCAAAAGCGCCAAGCAAAGCAAAAGTAATTTCAAACCGCACTGGCTGACTAAAGTTCCGCCGGCAGACTTGAAGCGCAGTCGAGGCGACAATGTCATTGACTTCGCCGAAGCACTTTGCAAAATCACTAAGGACTCAATCGCTGGCAGTGCTGGCGAACCGATGGTGTTCAGGCAATGGCAAAAGGATTTGACCCGACAACTGTTCGCAGTCAAAGCCGATGGCACACTGCGACATCGAACTGCCCTGATCGGACTTCCTCGCAAGAACGGCAAGTCAGCTTGGCTGGCATCGGTGGCACTTGAACACTTGGTGTTCGGCCCTAGCGGTGGCGAAGTTTATTCATGCGCGGCTGACCGAGCGCAGGCCAAGATTGTTTTCGACACAGTCAAAGAGATGATTCGCCTTCAACCTGAATTGTCCGACTTCTTGCAAGTGTTCCGCGATGCGATTTTCAATCCCAAGAATGGCGCTGTCTATCGCGCACTATCTGCCGAAGCATTCACAAAGGAAGGCTTGTCGCCGACAATCGTTGCCTTCGATGAAGTCCACGCTCAGCCGAACCGCGAGCTGTGGGATGTCATGAACTTGGCTTCAGGCGCTCGCCGAGAGCCACTGGTCATCGGCATCACCACCGCCGGTGTCAAGGTTGACTCCAGTGGTCGCGAGTCCTTGTGTTATGGCCTGTACGAATACGGCAAGAAAGTCGCACTCGGCGAAGTTGTTGACCCGACATTTTTCATGTCTTGGTGGGAAGCGCCTGAAGGTTCTGACCATCGCGATCCGCAAACTTGGCGACTGGCAAATCCTGGCTTCAATGACATCGTTTCTGCCGATGACTTTGAGTCGGTAGTCAACCGAACGCCTGAATCCGAATTTCGAACCAAGCGTTGCAATCAGTGGGTAGCAACTTCAAGCACTTGGCTTCCTGCCGGTGCTTGGGATTCGGTTGCAGATTCAAGCCGACAAGTTCCAGATGGCACTGACATTGTCCTTGCCTTCGATGGCTCATTCAATGGCGACTGCACCGCCATTGTCGGTGTCACCACCGATGAAGTTCCTCATGTCTTTGTCGTTGATGCTTGGGAAAAGCCAGATGGCGAAGCGGCAGATTGGCAAGTGCCAGTCGCCGATGTTGAACAGTCAATCCGCAACGCCTGCAAGAAATGGCAAGTGCGAGAGATTGCTTGCGACCCTTACCGATGGGCAAGAACTTTTCAAGTCCTTGAGGATGAAGGTTTGCCTGTTGTCTTGTTCCCACAGTCAGCCTCGCGCATGACACCGGCGACAACCAGATTCTTTGAGGCAGTTCTCAATCAGTCATTGACCCACGATGGCGACCCAAGACTTTCACGCCATGTCGGCAACGCAACCTTGAAGCAAGATGCTCGAGGTTCGAGGTTGGCAAAGGAATCCAGATTCTCGCAACGCCGAATTGACTTGGCCGTTGCCTCAGTCATGGGAGTTGAGCGAGCCGCTTTCTGGTTCAGTCAGGGAAATGGTTTGCCAATGATTTTCGATCCTTGGGCGATGGAAGGGGTGGATGGTTTCAATGAATAAGTTTTTCAATCGGGCAATCGTGACAACGGTTGTCGAAATTGCAGGGGCAGTTTCAATCACTGCTGGTGTCGGCAGGCTTCTTGGCCTATCGGCAGCACTAATCCTGGGCGGAGTCTTTGCAATGATTTTTGCTTTCTTGGCGGATAGGTCATGAGTATTCTGCGCCGAGGTGTTGGCGATGTTGTTGGTCGCTATCCTCAATTCAACAACTATGTCGCACCGCTTTCTCAGCTTTACGGTCAGACAACAATCACTTCGAGTGCTGGCGAACGCATTGACGAATGGACTGCGCTAGGCGTTTCCTCGGTACTGTCGGCAGTTTCACTTCTTGCCGACTCTGTGGCATCGCTACCGCTTCGCGCGTATCAGATTGACCGCGATGGCAAGCGCACTCATGTTCCAGTTCCAGAACTGTTGGCAAACCCTGACCCTGCCTCGGGAACTAACTCTTTCGAGTTTGTTCATACAATCATGGCCTCGCTGGCACTGCATGGCAACGCCTACATCCACATTGACCGCGACAGGTCAGGCAAGGCAATCGGCCTAGTTCCGTTGCATCCGTACCAAATGCAGGTGCTTCCAACTGGCGACCAAATCTCGCGCCGGTACTTGCACCTTGGCAATGAGATGGATGCCGAGAATGTGCTTCACATTCGCACCTTCACACCGCCACAGTCTTTGGTCGGTGTTTCACCGCTGATTCAATCTCGCAATCTTGTCGGCCTATCACTGGCAATGGACAGGCACTTGGCGCAGTTCTACTCCGAAGGCGGAACTCCATCAGGCGTTCTGTCAACGGATCAGAAACTGACACTCGATCAGGCTCGAACAATTCAGGCAACTTGGGAAGCAACTCACCGCCGGCATCGCCGACCAGCAGTTCTCTCTGATGGTTTGAAGTTCTCGCCTGTTACAACTTCGGCGGCAGATGCCCAGATGATTCAATCTCGCGAACAGTTGATTCGCGACATCGCTCGAATCTATCGAATCCCTAGTTACCTAATCGGCGCAACTGGCGATGGTCAGACTTACCAGAATGTTGAACAGGCATCACTGAACTTCCTGACCTTCACAATCACGCCTTGGATTCGCCGACTTGAAATTGCGTTCAGCAAGATTCTCGCGCCAAATGTCGATGTTGTCTTTGACTTCAGCTCACTACTTCGCACCGACTCAATGACTCGCGCTCGCGTGAACTCAATGAACATTCAGCATGGCGCAATGACACCGAATGAGGCTCGCCAAACCTTCGGCCTCGAGCCTTACGAAGGCGGAGATTCATTCGTTCAGGCGTTGGCTGGCTCAGTCACCGCCGGTGGCGACTTGCCTGACTTGGGCGTTGACAGCGATCCAAGCGCACCTGTCATGGGAGTTCTGGACTAATGGCAGAAACATTCCGACCACCGCAGGCAGTACGCGAGGAAGCGCAACGCGCTCTGGACTGGATAGCCGAAGGCAAGGCTGGCTCAGGCTTCACCGACACAGGCCGCGCTCGCGCTTCGCAATTAGCCAACGGCGAGGCAGTATCTGCCGAAACCATCTTGCGAATGTATTCATTCTTTGCCCGACATGAAGTTGACAAGCAGGCAACAGGATTTAACAACGGCGAGGAAGGATTCCCAACGCCAGGCAGAGTTGCTTGGTCGGCTTGGGGTGGGGATGCAGGGTTCACTTGGGCGAGTTCTATTCGCGAGAAATTGGCTGCAAGGTCAGCCTTGTTCATCGGAGAAACAATGGAAAAAAGAGAAGCGACAATTCCTGACCTGACAGAGGAATTGCAGGAATTGCTTGGCGATGCTTTCGCAATGTATTTCTTGGCGCATGGTGCGCACTGGAATGTTTCAGGCCCTGACTTTAGCGAATACCACAAACTTTTTGGGAAACTTTATGAGGACATTTGGAACTCGGTTGATGACATCGCTGAGAACCTACGCAAGATTGGTTCTAAAGCACCAGCATCACTTTCTGAGGTTGTTCCTTTAGCCGATGTCGAACTGCTCGTTTCAGTACCGGCACAACAGCCAGCAATCCTTGTTCAGAAATTACTCGAAGCCAATGCAGTTGTTCTTGAACAGTTGAACTATGTTTTCACCTGCGCAACCAACCTCAACCAGCAAGGCATCGCCAACTTCATTGCAGGTCGCATTGACGAACACCAAAAGTGGGCATGGCAACTGTCAGCCTCAATCGGTCAAGAGGTTGTTCCAACTGTTGCGATGGTTGACGAATCAACCGATGACGAGCAAGCCGAAGTCGAGGCTGATGTTGTTGTTGAAACTAATTCAGCTGAAGCCGAAGTTGAAGTCGAGTCAGCCGAGATTGAAACCGATGAGGATCGGGCATCTGTTGCCAGAATCGGTGAAGGTTCTTTCGTGTCTTGGAATGGCGCAAATGGTCGCGCTCGAGGCAAGGTTGAAAAGGTAATCACCAAAGGCCCTGCGGTTTCTAGCGATGGCTTCCAGATGGAAGCAACGCCAGACTTTCCTGTCTTTCTAATCCGTATCTACGAGGCAAAGGGCAACGGCTGGATTCCAAGCGACACCACAGTTGTTCACCGCGCCGACCTTCTTTCAGTAATCACTGCCCTTCCATCGCCACGAAATGAGGAACTGGACATGGAATCTCGCAAGTCACGAATGGCAACTGCCGAACGAGTAACAATGGATTGCGAAGTTCGCTCGATTGCTACCGATTCAACTTCCCTGCGAATTGGTGGCTATGCCGCGCAGTTCAACAAGGAAGCCACTGGCCTATCATTCCGCGAAGTAATCGCGCCAGGCGCATTCACCCGAACCCTAGATTCAGGCGAGCCTGTGTTCTTGCTGGTCAACCATGACACCGACAACTTGCCACTGGCATCAACTCAGTCGGGAACAATGACCCTTCGCCAAGATGAAACTGGACTTTGGATGGAAGCCGACCTCGATCCAAACAACCCACGCGCTCAGGAACTTGCCTCGGCAGTTTCTCGCGGTGATGTCAACAAGATGTCCTTCGCCTTCACTGTCGCACCTGATGGCGACACACGCGAGAACGGACTTCGCACTTTGCAGGACTTAAACCTGTTTGAAGTTTCAGTGGTCACATGGCCTGCCTATGATGCCACCACTGTCGGGATGCGCACCGCATCGGCTGAGGATGCCGAGCAAGAAGCACTCGAACTCCGCAAGCGGATGTTGGAACTGAAGCAAAAGTTCAGCAACAGCAAAAACCGCTAACCCACAATTTCCCCCGGCGCAGTTGCCTCGGCGGATTCCAACAACAATCCCACAAGGAGAAACCC